AACGCCGATGTGGTGTTATCGTAGTTTGCCAGGTCGTTATCAACAACCAGGTCAACTGTTCCATCAGCGTCCTGATAGGTTGCGGTGATCAGTGTCTCAGTATTACTACTGAACATCGCACCAGCGATATCCTGAATTCTCTCAGCGTTCAGAGTAACATCACCAGAAGTTACAGTAAAGTCTGTACCATCGAAAGTTGCAACACCCTTATTAGTTTCGGTTGCGTCTTCTGCAGCAATGGTGATAGTGTCATCACTAACAGTGGTGTCAATACCCTCACCACCAGTGAAGGTCAGAGTACCACCAGTTGAGAATGTGTCGTTAGTGCCAGAGTCAGCTGACAGTGTGAAAGTAGAAGCAGCAGGTGCAGAGAAGGACAGGTTACCAGAACCATCACTGATAAGAACGTCGTTAGCGTTACCGTCGTCAGCTGGCATCGTCAGTGTGTAACTGGCGGCCAAGGAGTTAGGTGACTTAAGTGTAACGGTGTTAGTACCGTTATTTGTACCTTCTACAAGTTTAACACCACTACCAACGGTAGTAGTATTGACTTGCCAAAATCTACTAGAACCTACGAACTGGTTATTGTTGGTTGTAGAGTCAATACCAACATAAAGATCATAACTATCAGTTGTGAATCCTGGTTCACCCGCTCTCAGACCCGGCAGGTTGGCCAGTACACCTCTCTTAAACTGAATTACGGGTGCTGACATTGAAATTTTCCGTTATTTCCATTACCTTTATTTAGTCCTCAGAACAACCCACCATCCAGTTCAAGAATATTAATCCTTTCCACATTGAGTTCTTCTTGTAGTTGTTCCACGAAGGTGTCATCAATGTCCGAATTATCCACTGTTCTAGCCAAAAGAGTATTGGCGGGAATTAAAACAAATCTGTTTAAACTGTGATTATATTGAAGTACAAATTTATTCTGTAATGCACCTCCACCATCTGAGTTGTCTAGATTTCTAATTCTTGTAGGCATCAGAATCCACCTCCATCGATTCTATCAACTACGATGTCACCCAGATCCAACTCAGTTTCGAGTTGAGCAACGAAAGTATCTGAAATGTCACTATCTTCAGCTGAAGTTGCCAGAACTTGGTCTGGTGTAGTTAGAACAAATTTGTTTACACTAGTGTCAAAGGTAACGATCTGACCGTCCTTTGTTGCATCTAGTAAACCAAAACTTGTATCACCCATCTCTTCAAGACGAGAGGGTTGTCTTGTAGACAAAACACTTGGTTTATCAGGTGTTGTCCTTCTTACTGTTGCTCTTGGTTGTGCTGCGCGTCTTACTACTGCCATTTTAGGTCGTAATACCAGCGGTTACAATAGCCTGTCCCTCTACCAGTCTAGAGACTGATCCACCTGAAGAGGTCAAATAAACATCATAATTGTATCTACCTGGTGAAAGTTTAACTGTCTTACCAGAGGTCATTGCAATGGAAACTTCACCTGTTGCTGGAGTAATACTGACTGTAAAACTTTGAGAGGTTGGTGAAGTTGAATATTTTTTGATTTTGGATACACCAGTATATCCAGTCAAATTAGATGCACTTCCATCTGTTTCAGTAGATGTGAAAACTTCACTGAAATCAGCACCTTGTGCAATTACAATATTAACAGAAGGAGTGGCAGCCATTTCTTATCTTTTTAGTTATTTATCTTGAGAATTCTGTTTCAACAACTTTTGTAATTCTGCTGTTGAACCTACGAACAATGCGTTATTGACAGTGGTTGGTCCTTTCTCTACTTTATCTTCATTAACATCTTTCAACTTCTGTTGGAGGGTAAGAAGTTTGTCAGTTGCATCAGCCACATTCTTAATTAACTGACCAGCAACCTCATATGCTCTAGGCATCTCACTTTCTTGTGCCAACTCAAGAATACCATCAATGGCTTCTTGACCCTTTTCAATGATGGAGTATAAGTTACCCCTGGTGTACTCATAATCTTTTTTAATGTGATCCATCTGAGAAGACAGTCTTTCAATCTTTTTATCGACTGGTGGTTCTACTGGTGTAACTTCTACTTCTGTGGAAGAAACATCAAACGCCTGGTCTAGTTCATCATACTTTTTAGACATGAGTCAGTCCTCAGAATACAGTTCCGTCAAATCCGAAGTTATCTCCGATTTCAATCAGAGAATTATCGGCAACGGTGATCTTACCAACAGAATCTCCTAAGAGATGTTCTTCTGCAGTTGTCTTATCTCTTGCTCTATCAACAATCAGTTTATTACCACTCTTAGACTTGACATAAATCGATTCCTTACCGATGGAGATGTAAGAATCTTCTGGGATCGATGATGCGTCTTCAACCTCAATGACAGTCTCTGTCTTATCAACGTTTTCTGCCAACAGGGTTGCAGTGTCTCCGTCGTAATTCTTGGTGGCTCTTGGAGTGACCTGATAAGTAAGATCTCTTTCTGCGGATCTGGAACCTTTGGAACCAGCGATGTAACCAATGGAAACCTTATCAATGATGTTACTGGTAACGTCACTAATAGGACCGTAAACGTAAGTCTTGGCTGTAAATGTTAAGGTGTAAACCAGAGCTCTTCTGGTGTCAAAGTTACCCTCATAATCATCCTCCATTTGGATGTTATCAAGGTTGACAGGTACATACTTGACCTCATTCAATGTACCAAGGAACTTGATAGGGAGTGAATATGCTGGTTGGAAGTATGGTAAGATTTGTTCGACAATCTGTAACATGTCATCATTCAACTTTGTCATAATTGAAAGTTGAATTGTCATATTATAAGGAACAGGGACATAAGTCTTCTTAACTTCCCCATCAGATGTCTGAGTGACAATTGTTTGTGTCTGAGTTACCTTTCTACTTGGGTCATATGAAAGATCAGTAAACTCAAAAGACATTCTTGGAAGAGTAATCTGAACAGGACGATTCAGATTAGCCTCTTGTTCCATTCTGGCAAGAAACTTTTGAGTTGGTCCGTATGCAAGAGGAACTTGAATGGTGCTAAAGTTAGCATCATTCCCGTCTTTGTGACGAACCTCTATACCATTGAAGAGTGTACCAAATCCAATGATTACGGATCTGAAGACCTCATTGTAGAAATAATCAAACATTATCTTACTCTGTGATACTAACTATTTAGATTAAGGCATCCCAAAAGGATTCTTCTCACTAAAATCAATGATTTTATCACCTTCGGTTTCTATATTATCATTATCGGCAAATGGTGTTACCAAGTCATCTTTATTCTGTGTCTTCATTGCATACAGTGCACCAGACTCAGTTCCATAGAGAGTTTCACCAGGAGTAAATGTACCATCAACGATCTTAATTTCAAGTTGATTTGTGGTACTTGACCAGTCGTTAACTCTTGCCGTTGTTCCAGAGGTAGAACCGATTACAATCTCATTGAAGACATAAGTTCCGAATCCAACTGTAGAACCAGCTGCGACAGGACTTCCGATGGTTACTTCTGGTGTGAGTACATATTGTGCACCACCATTGATGAGATAAACATTGGAAACTGTACTTGCCGAAGATACAATAGCACCAGCCGTTGCTGTAGTCACACCGAGAACCTCTTCGTGATAATTCTTCTCACTTATATCATTGGTGATTGTAACTGTTGGTGCTGTCAGATATCCACCACCACCGTAAGTGATGTTAATACCAGTTACGATACCACAGTTCTGGATACCAACTTCAACAGTTTCTGTTTTGATTCCAGTATTAGTTGTAGTCTTACTAATCGTAAGTGAAGACACCCCAATACCAGTTACGAATGTAACGTCTGGGAAGGTTTGAACAGATGGAACAACAGAACTGTATCCAGTTCCAAGTCTAACCCTATCACCAACAATCATATTTGTGGTATTAATACCTGTGATGACTGTTGTACTGATACCAATCGTTCCAGTTGTTTTGATTGAGTTGTATCTGATTGTTGCAATACCAGTTGCTCTAAATGCTTCATTTGCACCACCTGGACTTGAAATAGTGACATTAGGTGTTACTGACTCTGCGTAACCAAATCCACTGTTTCCAATACTGATGGAATTTACCGTACCAGCAATAGAAACTGTAACTGTTGCAGTTGCCGTTATTGGTGCAGTGGCACCAGAGAAACTCATGTTAGGTGCAACGGTATAACCTGAACCAACCGTTGCTCCTGTACCTACTGCCCATGGATCAGAAACATCAAAGGAAACATCAGTAACAATACCTGTGATTGGGTGAATTGTTGCAATACCAACAGCCTGTTGATATGGAGGAAGCATGGTTCCAGATGTTGTGATCGCAACAGTAGGTGCTGTTCTATATGCTCTACCAGTACTGGTAAATGTAACACTACTTGGGAGAACTGAAGAACCTGCTAAACCTATAACACCAGAAGCGTAACTAAATCCTGGAGGATCAATAGTTACTGTTGGAGTAGAACTGTAGAACTTACCTTCTGTTGTAATTGCAAGACTCTTTACCGTACCACCAGTCAGAGCATAAGTGTCCATAGTTGCTGCGGCTTCGGCAGCATTACCAGTTCCAGTTGGTAGACTGAATGTAACTGTAGGAGCCTTATCATAGTAAACACCACCAGTTGTTCCATATGGGAACAGGTGTGCAGAAGCTCCAATACTGATAGGTGCGGAAACAATACTTACACCTGCACCAACTCCAGATGGTGGAGCCAGGATTGCAGTTGCAGCTGCTCCGACATGTTTTGGTGTAGAGATACCAACAGTTGGAGTACTGATGTATCCTCCACCACCATCGGTAACGGTGATGTATTGTACAGAAGCATATGTACTAATACCTGATGTAGCAGCAGCTCCAGTACCAGTATATCCGTCAGGTGTTGTCAGTTTGACATTAGGTGGTATGGTGTATCCACAACCAGCATTTGTTATCTGAATTGAAAGAACTTTTCCTCCTGCACCACCAGAACAGTTGACATAAGCATTTGTGATTGTTGCAATACCTGTGGCAGTCACACCACCAGAAGGTGCATCACTAAACGATACGATTGGTGGAATATTGTAGTTATTACCCATGTTGGTAATAGAGACACTGTTCACAGCACCACTACCACAAAGAGTTGCTGTAGCTGTTGCGGTTGTTGCGGAACCAATCAATTGAAGTGTCTGAATATAACCCTGATCTTGAGCTTCATCATCGATAGTATCAACACCAGTATCAATAACCTCATCTTCAATACGGAAGAGACTACATGTCAGGGTGAAAACGTAGTTTTTCTGTAATTGATAGAAGGGTTGTTCGTGTTCAACGTACTTGATCTCAAATAATCGGTCACCAAGAGGAAAATAGATCAAATCACCCTCTTTCGGTCTAGATGTCAGTTCCCCATTAGGAATAGTTTCTGCCAAAGGTGCAATATAGTTCTCATATCGATCTTTCGAGATGATGAGTTTCAAGTCATCATAATTCTGAATACCAAACTTACTCAGAAGTGTCCCTTGACCACCATATCCCTCATAACTGTCAACATACGCCTCAATTGGGTAAGTATTGGTAAATCTGGACTCAATAACCTCTTTGATGACAGTATTTGTCGTCACATATTCACGAGGCATGTAATATACTTCGACACCATACATCCTCAACTGTTCGTTGATGAGATCTTGGACTAAATTTTGTTCAGATTGTGATCCCTGAAGAAAAAATGGATTTAACATATCAACCAATCATGTCCATAGGAGGAAGTTCATAAGTATTGGACATTTTCTCTCTAATTACCTCTAATTCTCTCTCGGCATCTTCATACATCTGTCTTCCGTTGAGTTCAATACCACCAGGCAACTTAACTCCTTGGAATTTCATCATATTTTGACCCCATTGTCTCTTAATTAGGGACGTAAGGTATGGTTTTAGGAAAGAATCGTTCCAAACTCCAGTATAATCAGTGCCATCCATGGCTCTGTAACACTCAATTACCAAAAATTCACCCGCACTTACGGTAGAATAGTCAATATCGAGGTATAATCTGTCTTGTCTTTGGTTAAATCTGATGTGTTTATGAGTATTTAAGAGGAAATTCATCGTTTCCAGGTAACTCATGGTCATAGAATACGACAACATGTCATATCCAGACGCTGCAGTGACTCCTCCCCACAATCCAAACACATCATTTAGGAAAAATTGGTATTTTACGTTGAACATTCCTGTTCCTAACGTATTATTGAACTGAAAAACCTTCTCAACTCCGATAATATCGGGTGGAACTGCCAGAAAATTACTATTTTCGTGATATGTGAAGGTCGTATTAGACCCAACAATCGATGCAGTGGCAGATGTAGACGCAATTCCTACGGTATTACTACCAGATGCACCAGGTGGACGGGCCATACCACGGTCAATATCGTCCTGAGTTAGTTGATATTTCAGAAAAACCTTATTTACACCGTCAAAATGTCTCTCATTGAACAATTGAATGGCATCATCCACCAAATCTTCAATCTGTTCATCGGCAACATTGATTTCCAAGACAGGATAACCCAACTGTCTCTTACAGTAATCGATCAGTTGTTGTCTAGAAGCGGGTTTAGCCATTTATAGAACACTTTTTCTCTATTTATGTTTATCCATAAAATGTTGAAGCATCACCTTAATGTCACTCAAATCACCTTTGATACCATCAAGTTCAGTCTCAATGGTATCAATTCTCTCCTTATCTGATGTAAGTTTATGACGATTGGTGACATAAGAGTTAAAATCATTGGCATTTTTGTTAATTATTGCCTTAGAATGGGTATCTCTAAAATACCCATCCTTTCCATCAATTGGTATCAGTGCCATTATGCTAGTGCGATCGTTCTCAAGTTTCTAATTTGTGGAACAATTGACTGGTTAGTCGATGTTCCGATGATCTTGATCCTAAACGACTTGAATGCAGGGAGGTTATCATTGGTAAATGTGTACTCTCTGAATTGATCAATGGAAGGAACAGTGATTAGTGAATCATACTTAGGAATGTTGATATCCGATGAACCATCACTATCAGTTTGACTGATCAGATTACCATCAATATCGAAGTTACCATAACCTGGGAACGGAACGAATACGGTTTCATCTGCCAATGAATCCTCTTGATCAAGTGCGTAGAATACTCTGACATCATTATATCTAGAGATGTAAGCGTCCAGATAAACTTTAAGACCAGTTGCTGGGTTCTCAAGAAGAACATTCTTACTTACATAAGTGAAGTTGTTTGGATCATCAACAGTAGTATTGACTCTAGGATCACTTGCGTAATCTGTAACAGGAGCATTAACTCTGTTAGTTACAAATACGATAGAAGAATTATCAAGGTCAATAGCTGGTGACAGTCTATTGTCAGATGTGAAGAAGTTGACACCAACAGTCAATGACTTGTTACCAGGTTGTGTAGAAAGATATGTGTTCTCATTAATCTGAGAAGCGATCATTCTAGGATCTTCGAAGTAGTTCTTTTGGAAGTTTGTAACTTCGATATATCCTTTGTCAACGAAAGAAGCTTCTGCTCCAGAGATACTGGTTTCAGAAATCGTTCTTGCCTGAATGACAACATCAGTTCCCTTAGGTTCAATAGTATTGATCTTAGGAATCATCAGGTTGAAAGGTAAGTTGTAAGTACCTCTTGCACTAATTCCACCAGCCTTGGTATTGGTATTGAAGAACTTGGCTCCTAAGACAGAACCTGATCCTCTATCAGTACCATAATCTGTATCATCGAAGTCAACCTTAACATTGTAGTAGTCAAGTCCGATAGGATTGGACTTGGTTACATCACCGAGACTGTGTGTTCTATTGATTCTTCTCAAGGAAACACCATCAAGTTCATACTTATAAACAAGATCTGATGAGGAGTGGTTGGTTGCCAGTGTATTATCAATACCTCTTGTAATACCAGTCAGGGTATTAGCAGCAACTCCAGTGTAGGAGATGATTTCCTTACCGATTTTAGCGTATCCAGGATTAGTGGTTCCAATACCGATACCTTCAAACTGACCGAATGCAAGAGAGTTACCAATACTGATATTACCAGTTGATGACTTGGAGTAATCTACGGCAAGAGTGGTTGGTGAAACATCAGAACCAATATCACTCAGGGTGACTTGGTTGATTCTGGTGTGCATTCCGTGGTTTCTCTGGAACACTTCAATATGAAGACCATCAGTGTTTACTCTGATAGGTGAAACTGGAATTGCATTACCACCAATACCACTGTTGATAGTTGTAGTAATACCTGCCTTATTGATATAAGAGAGTTGTGTGGAAGTATCGAACTCACCTTGAACATTGTCAATGATCAGTTCGTTGTTACCAGAAATCTCACCAACAGAGAGTTTCATGTTTCTTCCAAGTTGTGTATTACCAACTTGTAAAGGTCTCAGAACATCACCAACGGAGTATCCTTTACCACCTTCGTTGATAGTAGCACCAACTGCAACACCACCTTCGACGTAAATATCAGCTGTAGCGTTAAGTCCATTACCAGTTACTGAGGTAAGAGCAACACCTGCGAATGTATATCCACCAGAAGAAGGTGTATAACCAATACCAGAGTTTGTGATAGTCAGAGTTGAAGTTGCAGAACCTGCGTATCCAACCAATGTACCACTATTATTCTTACCTACCTGTAAGATGGTATTACCAAACTCAAGGTCGGGTTCTACAACTGTGGTTCCAATACCAACACTCAGATTTCTAGAGTTAATGGTCAGACCATCTTTGGGGATACGGGAAAGTGAAGTAGGAAGTTGTGGATTGAAGAATCCAACGAAACCTTGTCCTGTGAAGTTTGCTCTATAAAGAGTGAACTTAAGGTCTTCGTACTGAGATGGTGTCCAAACACTTGCGTTCTGTGACTTGAACAGTGAACCAAGAATTGGTTGTTTCGATACCAGTCTTTGTCCAGCCTCTGTTTCCAGAGTTGTGACATCAGCTTCACCAAGACGAGAGATGAATACTCTATACTCCAGAGAGTCCGAAAGAAGGACAAGAGCGTATTCTTTCTGACCTGAAAGATATACAGGAGATTCGAACGTGATCGTTGTTGGAACAGTTCCATCTGTGGAAAGATTGACATCCTTTGGATCAAGTTCAACTTCGGAATATGGAAGGATTGTCAGGTTTGGAGTACCAATTGTGGTCTCTCTAAGTTGAGCAATAACAGGAAGATTGTCATCTTTCTGAGAGAAGAATACATCAACCTTAGTGATGAAGACACCAGTCTCGTCATCAACAAAGAATGTTTGTGCGAGAGGGTCTCTTCCTCCACCAGCTGGAGGTGCAGGAGGTGCTGGTGGAGATGGTGGTGGTGGGGGAGGATTGATATTAACATCATTCAAGATGAGAACTTCACCAGTATCACTAAGTTGTCTGGTTTCTTGGAAATCACTATTGACTTCAACTCTTGCATTTCTGAGTGACAGAGTTACTTCTTGAGTATTGTCAATACTACCTTCGGAGTAGAAGATTTCTTCACCTGCCGTTGTAGCAAATCCTTCAACAGGACTATTGGTTGGATCGTTAGTAAGTTTAAAGGTAGATCTACCAGTTTCAAATACAGGATTCTTGAGGTCGGAAATGTCAGGAACTCTGAATGAACCAATTAACGTACCCAATCTATCAGTGATCAGTCTGACGTTACTAACTCTTGCAGATGCTCCACTGGTCCCACCAGTAAGAATCATACCAGGTCTAACTCTACCCTCAAATTCTGGTTGTTCCTCATTCTGAAGACTGAATGTGTCGATATTCAGAATTGAAGAAGTTTCAGAATATGTTGATGGGATACTGTTAGTTCTATCATAAGGATTACTATCAAAGAAGTCAGTTGGGTCATTATATGGACCATACTTATGATTTGAATTAGCCACTCTGAATGATATTGATGGAATAGTCAATTCCGTAACGTTTTCAGTGTTATTGGTTGATGGCATATCACCAGAAACCGTTTCACCAACAACGAATGTTCCGTCGATCATTTCAATTTCGACCAACTTACTGAAACTAAAGGTATTGACATCAACACCATCAAAGAATGAATATACCTGAGTAAATGGCTTCAGTTTCTTACCAGTAAACTCAATATTACGAGATCTGATAAAGTGAACCAATTCTCTACTTACAACTCTGTCACCAAGAGTTTCATTGTTGATAACTTCAGTAACAGTTGACTGAGAACCAGTTCTTTGTTGATCCAGTGCTGTGGTATTTCTGATGTTAGTTGCAACACCACTAGCACCCCATGGTGCTCTTAGACCAGCTTGATTAATTTCGTCACGAGTCAGTGCTCTGACTCGACCAGTACTATCAGATTCAAGTTCAACATTAACACCAACAGTTTCCCATGAATCCCATTGAACAGGTGTTACACCAAGTCTAGTTCCATCTTCTGCTGTAGTAACTTCTGCTTGAAGTGCAGATGCAATAGCTTCAAATGCACCTTCGTTTTCTACAGTTCTGGTTTCAAGTCTATTGACATCAATCCAGACATCAACATCAGGTTCAAGTGAAACGGAACCATTCCAGAATTGAACCAGGAAAGGAGTTACACTCTCAGTTCTAGTAGCAAATGGTTGTTGTAACCAAGAGGTATCAGAATAATCAAGAGTCAGTGTTTGATTAGTTCTCCTTACACCCTCTGCACTAATCTTTGCAAATCTAGAGTCTTGATTTGCTTGAGTTGTTGTACCAATACCAGCAACTGCAGTTGACGAAACTTGGAGATTGATAGCCGTTGTATAGTGAGAAGGTCTCAGAATTCTATTCTTGAGGTCAACACTATTTCTAACACCAATGGTAGTATCCTGAGGATTCAGAGTAGAGAAGTTATCAATAAAGATACCACTCTTGAATCTATTCAGACCATTTGAGTCAGGAACAAACAGGTTCAGAGTATTGGTTTCAATCAAACTCAGTGAACTGTAATACTCAAGGTTCTTGATTCTCTGTTCCAACTTGGAGATATCTCTCATCTGATATCTCTTATGTTGTACTACAGATACCCTTGCTTCTTCTGTAGTGTACAGATATGCTGGAAGGAATATGTTCGCAATATTCAGAGCTCCACTAACTTCATCAGGAAGTTTTGGATCCTCCGATGGTGTACCAAACTTGATACTCAGACCACCATCTGGAGACAGATAAACTCTATCAGCTCTTCCAAGATAGTAGTTGAAGTCTACAGTCATCGACTCGTCTGAAGCGATGACATCCTTTGAACTATGTTGACCAGTTACACCACCATCAAAGTCTCTTCCGTAGAACTCAAGAGGAGATCTGGAATTTGCAGTAATTGAGTAATCTTTAACTCTTGGTCTTGCATCGACCATATCGGTGTTTCTAACACCATCAATAGAGTTGATTTCAGTGCTATAGTCAAATGAGTTGTAAGAGTTGACGATAGTAATATCACCAGTATCAGCCGAATCGTAGAAAGCCTTAGAATAATAAACTCTCAACTGTCTTGTAGGAGCATCAAAACCTGGTTTTCTTACAAGTCTAGAATAATCATAGATCGTTTCTCTTTGACCATTGTCAAATGTATATTGATCAGTGACTCTCAGTGATCCCGAATTGACGACACTTACAATTGCACTGACACCAGATTGATCAAACTGAACGACCTCTCCAATTTCAAAAGAAGTATCATTCAGATATACAAAACCAATAGTGGTATCACTCTTTCTAACAAGATATCTTGCTTTTGCTCCACTGACTGTACCAGTCATAACCTCACCAACGATCAGATCGTTTGAAGTTGCAGTAGGACCATCGAAAGAACCCAGAACTGTACTAGGTGATTCTGCAGGACTTGTATTGGTGGATTCAAAGATATCATGAATCTCAACAACATCAGGAACATTCAGTGAAATAACACTATCCTGAACTCTTGTACCGAATGGATAGTTACCATAGAGGAGACCATCGTTCAGAGTGGTTCCTGCAAAACCTGTATTTGTTCCAGAAGCGGAAAGTTTTGACTTATTAACGATCAGATCGTTAGAAATCGACTTTCTCTTGATTTTTGCGTTGACAGAACTCTTTCTCAGAGTTGCAATCAGGATAGTACCAGCTGTATCAGCTCCAGAGAGACCAATAATCTGAATAGTGGTTGAACCGTTAGAAAGAACGACCTTATCGGAGGTCAGAACCTCTGTAACACCATTAGATCGGATGAGAATGTATCTTTCCTCGTCAAATGGGAGGAATGTCTCATTCGTTCCTGCATCAATTGCAGGTGTCTCACCATCAGCACTAATAGAAGTTTGGAACTGTCTTCTAATAACAAGATTAGAAGAAGAAAGGTCTACAGAAGAAAGATTCTTCTTAGGGAAGATACTATAGAGTGACTGGTTTGTAGATTCGTTTCCACTACCAAAGTTTCTCTGAATCTTTGTACCTACGATTGACAGATCATTTACATTGGCCAGTGTAGTTGGGACGGATCCCTCAATAACACCAGTTACAGTTGCAACACCGACAATCTTCAGGGCAGCACCAGTATTTTCGGTAATTCTACCAATTGAAGGAACTGTACTTGAAGTAGTGGTATATTGAACCAGATTACCAACGGTTGCAATACCAATGAATGATGTTGAAGGGTTGGTGACCGTGGAAACACCAGTTGCAGTGTCACCAGGGGTCAGAGTAGCATTTCCAATATTAGTAACTACTTTTGGAATTACGTTAGCTGTAAACGTATTAGCTGCACCAACAATACCGTAAACTGATTGGATGTCAGAGTTACCAAAAGCTCTAACGTCGGTTACATATCTGTCATTATCCTTGACACCGTTGAATACCAGGTTTTCACCGATGAAGAAGTTACCTTTTACGTTATATGCGGTAACTGCCGTTCCAGCACTTACTGCAGTTCTGAGATATGCGGTTGCTCCACTAGATTCACCCTGAATATACGTTGGAAGTGTTAAATCAACGTTTTCATTGATTGTAAGATCAGTATTTGTCTGAACATCGAACAGTGAGAGGTCCCATCTGTTCAGATTTGAGTTTGTAGTGTCATAAGAACCCGATTCCAGAGCAAAATCGTAGATTCTAGCAACACCGATCTCCTTACCAGCAGCAGATCCATTAACTGAAACTCTCTGGTCTCTTAAACTGAGTGTATTTGAGGTATTGAAACCAATTGTGGCAGAACCAAAAACTGTATCAACCTCAAATGTAGGTCCAAACCCGAAATTGACCGCTTGGTTTTCAAGTAAACGTGTAGTTCTTGGTTTTGGACAATCCAGAAGTGTTGTAGATCTGGTTTCAGTCTCAAAACCCTTTACATATGCCTTACCAGGTGAAATTCTGTAGATTGCAAGACTTTCATTGGGAGTAGAACCTTGTTGAGTGGTCTGACCCTCTTCGTAAATACCTCTATTTCCCTCATTGTTGTTTAAACTGTCTCTCAGAGAAGTTGTAAACTCTTTGATGTAGTAATTACCAGATTCATCGTAAGTTCTTCTAGCAAGTTCGTCTGCAAGAAGGTTATATTCGGTTTTATTGACATCTGACCTAAGAACACCGTCAATAACTTCAGATAACTGAACAAAGTTGTTATCATCAAAGTCATCTAACGGTCTTTTTGCTAAAATTGCACTGATTTTGAATCTATCAGCACCTGGAGCACTAAAATTGTTAAATCCCTGAGCATTATCCGTCAGAGTTGGGTCTACATCAGAAGATACAATACTTTCTGTTACTTGTAAACCGATTCTGTAGTTAGGTTTGTTGGAATATTGGTCAAGAATCAGAATTTGATCCTCAACATCAACAAAAGTACCTCTCAGGAAGTAAACACCGTTACTGAGAGTAAAGGCAGAACCTTTAGCAGATGCATTTGTTGAAATGGTGTTTGCAAAACCCTCACCAGCTGAGATAAAGGTGGTTGCATAGTTGATATTGACTTCAGTTACCAGAACTTCGTTGTCAAAGAAGGTTTCTGTAGCAGCATCTGTTGCTGCTGAATCAAAATATGTAACGTAAAGGGTATAATTTCCTCTATCCGACTCTTTATTCGTAATATAGGTGATAACCTTAGCAGTTACACCAGAATCTCTACCACTAATCTTCTGTCCTACTAATTGATCAAGATATAAAGAAACAGGAACTCCAAGAAACTCTTCTTGAATTTGAATTGCATAAAAAGTTGAATTATAAGTAACATTTCCAGGGATAACCTGAGCACCTTCTTTGAAAAGGTGGTTACCTACGTCCTCAACCTGATTCTGAAGAATAGACTGAACATTATTGAGTTCCCTAGCCTGAACAGGGTATCCAGGCTTGAACAATACCTTATAATAGTTGCTCTGAGGATCGAAATCGTCAAAATATGGAGCAACGTTGAGATTAGTGTCTTGTGGCATAATTCTTTAGAACTGCAAGATAATCTTTACATCTTCTTTCTGTGAGGAAGACCTTGTTACGGAAGGTCTATTGTCAAGGAAAATAATGTTTCCAGAATACTTCTCGGATTCTGGTTGTGAAACACCATTTGTGAAAGTTTGACCAAGATAATATGTACGATTATTTAGAACAGTAGAGACACCCGTAAATACGGTATCAATACCTAAGTTAGTGCTACCACCAACAATCGTAAAATTACCACCAGTGGCTGGACTAGAGGTAAATCTGTTCATTTTGAACCCATATGTGGGGTCTGCATTTAACGAACCATCAGTATTGAAACCTGAATTTGACTTATCTTGCCAATACTTCAGAACACCAGTGGTTTGATCGTAAGAAACGACTCTACCAACAGCAGTTGAACCGACTCCAACTGTTTGAGTGACGTATGAGTCACCTGCAAATGTTGCCGAACTGTATCCAGTTCCAGTAAGTCTCAATGCGTAGACTGCACTAGCCTTATCGAGGGTCAAATTAGAGGAAGAACCCTGTGCATATGGATTTTCTACGAGACCAACAGATGCAAATTGGTTTCCAGTGATAAAATCTGGATTTTCGGTGTCATTTTCGAACCTTGAGTAGGTCAAAACGTTGTATGCACCCAATTCTTGGTAAATATCAGCACCATGACCACCTTGAGGTGGGATAATTACGTTAAAAATCGGTAAAGTTGAACCAGTTGGAACTCCACCAGATTCCCAATCAACACTACCAAAAGTATATCCAGAACCACCCTTGGAAATATTGATACTTTCTACCTTAGAATCGTTATTAATAACGATTGTTGCTTCTGCACCATCACCATCTCCCTTAATAGGAACTCTGGTGTATGTTCTATTAGCTGTTCCAATACCAACACCACGATTTCTTATCGTGATAACCTTTAATTGACCACTTGATGCAGCATTATCTCTGACGGGAGCATCTTTAGTACTTGTATACCAATCACTAGGAACAGGAATATAGTTTGTTGAGTCAAATTTGATAGCTTGACTTGGGCTGATGGTATAAAGATACTTCCAGATGTAACCATCACCACTAGAACCCGCCTCTCTTGGTTCTAAATCGGTGAATGTAGGTTCATCTAGTGAAGGAGATCCAACAAAATTGTTTTCAGGGTCTGCACCATTATAGAGACAAACATAGACTCTATAATCACTATTCATTACATAGTAATTAGCGGAGTATAAATCAAACGAACCCGAAGGTTGTGAAGGATTATTTCTACTAATGTCATGACGATACATGTCATAGGTAGTTCCAGAAGTCCAGACTTCTTTTCTAACAACCTGTGTTACATCACTCGCATTGATTTTCTTCATTGCGATCATGGAATCCCATGTATCATTATATGATTCAAAACTATCAATCGGAGTTGGAGGATTTGAATCCCAATTCGATTGATAGTCCGTAGCATTGGGAATACCAATGAATGTATAATAAGAATTTGAACTGGACGTAACACCAGCAACAAAGTTCTTAGCATTCAAAATTCTAAGTTGATCAGTAATTATTGCTGCCATTGTTTAGAGGACT